TTGCCGCATGATATCCGGTCCTTTCTGGGATATTATTATAATTAATAGTTTTATCGGATTGGTCGGCACGATGATATTCAGAATATCCGGAAAAAGATAAATCATGATCCCATGATATAGTGTGTGGCAAATTATGATTGGTAATACATTCTACGAATTCATCATAATTACGAACGATGACATAAGGAATAAAGGGTAATTCTATCCAACTTAATTTTTGCGGCACCCTATTAATATCATCATCTAAAAATAATGCATAATTCTTGGGAATGTTATTTTTATTCTTACTGTAGAGTATATTCATTTATAATTATCTGTTATTTTTGGTGCCGTTAAGAATGCTCTGCCGGGATGTTCATCATCACAACGAAGTTCAAATAACATTTCAAAATATTTATCACCTTTGTTAATGGTAAGTTTATATATTTGACCAAATTGAGAATGTTCAAATACACATTCTCTTTTTACAATCTTACCTGAGAATAAAAAATCCCACGTTTCATTGGAAGTCATATTTTAAGAGTTTCGCCGTCGTTAATTTTGTGTAATTTATACCACGTATTTTCTAAATTTCTTCTACCACCTCCCGATAGAATGTGAAGTGCTAATCCCTTATCATTTCCAGTAATAGTCAATACTTGAGATATACTCGGAATATTTTCAAATGCCGTTACAAAATATTGTCCGTATTGGTTATATTCATTTTCTTCTCTGGTAATTATAAACATATTATTATTGTTTATTCTTCTCAAACCATTCTTCCAAAGTTAAAATTGATGGTTCGTCATATTCTTTAGTTCCTAAATATTTTTCACCCCAATCAGTCCATTTTGTAAAATCATTAACATTTAAATCGGTAATATTTCCTAATTTAAGTGTATTATTTATTTTTGGCATCCAATCCCAATAACTATTCCATTTCTCCTTACTGGCATTTTGTTTGGGTTCGTTCTTCTTTTTATATACTGTTTCGGTCAATTCTTCTCTTTGAACTCTCTCCCATTCAGCATATAAATCATATTCTGCTTTTTCTTTTGACTCATATTCAAATGGAATATTAAGATCATTTGAGTAGGTGCAACCATCCGATATTTGATATGTTAAAACAAGTTTCATAATTGGCCGAGTTCTTTTAATATCGTGCCGGTGTTATGGCAATTTACACATACGCCACTCATTACTGAATCGCCACAAGGACAGGCATAATTACATTTGGAGTTTGATGTTATACAAGGACATGGAATTTTACTAGGACTTTCAGTATCTAACTTTTCAGACTCGGCGCATTTACCTTCAGTTCTCCATCCATAGGCAATTTTATATTTATCACCATATTTTTTATGTAATTGTTCAAAAAAGGGAACGCCACTATCTTCCAATTCAACAAATAAATGGAGCCAATCATTATAATCATCCAATTTCTTTTTCATTTCTAGAAATTCGGAAGTTGGAATGGTCATGGTTGGTTCCATCATATTTTTTACACAATCACAGGCTGAACTTCCGTGATTTTCACATATATCACATTCTTTTTTATTTATCCGAGATTGATTTTTGGCAGCAGCCGCAATTACATTATTCAATTCACACTCAACTTTTTCCCGTCTCTCCACCTCATCGGCGGCTTGGTCTCTCCAATATATACTATTTGTTCTCTCTTTAGATTTAGTAGACCCACGCTCATTTCCATATGGCTCAAAGCAATCTTCTCCACTCTCTTTAAAATACATTTGAGCGGCATTATGACATTCTTCATGCCAACGATTCGATTGAAAATCACCATCAAATTCACCGACTTCTTTAAGATGAATTTCACCGATGTTAATCTTTTCAGAACACCAAATACAAGGATATTCTTTTCTTGCTTTTGGTAATGTTTTTGATATTAATTGATATGACATATTATTGTTTAATGGTAATGTAGTGATATACAGAAGTAATCGAGCCTCCAAAGTCCTCTCCATCAAGAACTTCTCGAATGGGTATTTTATACTTTTTTAAAATATTCTCTAATTTAGAATTCATATAATGAATCCCAATTTCAGATTTGCTATTTTCAAGAGCATTTGATATATCAGCAGACAATGCCTTTGCTTCTCCTAAATCATTCTTTATAGAATTTAATTCATTAATCAGAAATGGGAGATTTTTATTTAATATCATGCAATTCGATTTCATATTGCCAAAAGTATATCAGACTCATAAAATAAGTCAACTAAAATTATTTGTTACTTTTTTGTTACTTTCCTCAAAGTCGATTATACTTATATGTATATGAACGATACATCAACAACAAACCAAAGTCAAGAAAAGAAAGAAGTTATATTATGGGAAGAATTAAAAAATACCACACAGCCGAAGAAATTAGAATCGCCAATAACGCCAAACGAATGCGCTACTACGATAAACATAAAAGACTTGAGCGGAAACGAGCACTTGATAGATATTATCGGGGAATTGGGAAAGCACCACAGGCATAAGACTGGAATATATCTAATTCATTGTTCTGGCAATGATAAAATCTATATTGGCTCGGCAGTTAATTTATATAAAAGAATGTTAGAGCATAAGAGGATGTTACGTATGAATAAGCATCATAGTGCATATGCCCAAAATTCATATGATAAGTATGGGATTGATACGTTTAGATTTTATGTGATACGAGAATGTTTGCGGGTTGAGCGGAAAGATATAGAAGATGTTTATATTAAAAAATACTTTGGATTTAAAGTAATGTTAAATATGATTAATGGAGCAAGAGGAACCGATGGAATGAAATTTACTCCCGAACGAATTGCTAAAATAGTGGCTGCCAATCTAGGTCGAATACCACATAATAAAGGATGTAAGATGGAAGACGACCAGAAGCGGTTGTTATCTCAAATTCACTTACATAAGACTGGCAAATTAATAGATGTATATTCTATAGATGGAAGGTTTATTGAAACGGTATTAGGAATAAATTCTATTTGTAGAAACTATGTAGTTGATAAAAAGACAGCACAGAGAGTATTGAATGGCGTAAATTCACATAATAAAAATCATGTTTTTAGATATCATAGAGAACCATTTAATAATAACAATAAACACCTAAAAGTTATAAATGACAACAACAAATTAAAATGTGAAATATATAAGTTACTGGCTTTAGGTATTGGTCGAAATGAATGTGCTCGACGAGTAAAGTGTAGCACTAATATGGTATCATTATGTATTATGAATTATATTTCGTTTATATATGCTAAAATAGAATTATCGAGGAAGTCGGATTCGGTGAAGCCTAACACGTATATCGAATCTAATACGATATAATGAAACATCGAGCATAAGTATTTATAATATATCAAAATTAGTTCTAGCATGACCCAATTCACATCCATTTTCATGTGTAAATGGAACAGGCGTTTCATCGAACGAATTACTAGTAACTCTAGGAAATTCCTCTTTAAGAATTAAATATTTAGAAAATAATTCAGGTTGATAGGTTTGAATATTATACTTATTCTTAATACGATCTTGTTTTAACCACGAATATAGATTGGCTCCGCAAGCAATTTTGCCTTGATCATAAATCTGATCCATTACTCGTTCCAATACTTCATAATTAATCTTTTTAGGATATTTGGCAGCATGACCAACATTCATATAAGGAAGAATTACAAAGTAGTCTACATTATCTTTAAATTCCTCATACTGATTTTCAAATTTTAGAATAGAATCTTCATCCGATACAATAACATGAGCATTGATTTTTACGCCGTGCTTATTATACAATTTCACCGCACGTCTCCAGAAGAATTCCATATGATCGTGGAACGTAATGGCGCAAAAATTTCCAAGTTCTTTAGTTTTTCCGGCAACTTCGTCAGTAACTAACATTCCATTAGTAGTATAATTGGGAATAATTCCAAGCCCCATCATGGCCTCACATGCTTTCCAGAAATCAGGATGTTCTAAGCTCTCGCTGGAGCCGCCAATCGCATTCTGCCAAGGGCGTTGATTTTCTGTCATATTTCCAAAGAACCATTTAATTTTTTCAACTATATTTGTATAGTATTCACCGTTGAGATTGGCCGAAGCATAGCAGTAGTGGCAATTTTGTCTAGTTCCATCCGGTTGTTTTAAGAGAGTTTGACCCGTCCGGCATTTCGTGCCAAATGCGACATCATAAAATTCTGGAAACCTCAACTCAGTAATAGGTTTTTTAGAATCCAAAGGAATTCTCAATGTTTTACCATTGATGAATACCGATGAATAATTGGCTTCTTTTTCGACTCGTTTGCGAATTGTATTTTTCATATACGGATGAGTATATTGATTATCTATGGGATGTCAAGAGTGATATTCGAAAATTTGAAATAACCCAGTTAAGTTTGATAAGAGGTCTTCCGTTGCTTTTCCTAAAGGCTGCTCAGTATCTTTGCACTTTACCAGCAGTCTAACTTTTCGATAATCCTCGTTGTCTTCTCCATCATTATCAATCCATTCCTTATATGTTTTGTTTTCTTCTCTATCATATGAGTCACTATCCTGTTCAAATCTCTCCGTATCAATTTCAACCGTAAACAAATCGTCACAGGTATATTCACTTTTTCCAATTGCGAGAATGTTATTGATAATTTCCTTAACGGACTTTACCGTTTTTTCACTGGCAACAACGAATATTTCACTGCTTGAATTGCTGATAAGATCAATAAACGAATGAATGCTGAATGAGTAACTATCTTTTAATGTATTCATAATTTTATCCATTATATTGGGCGTTAATTTCAAATAAAGACGTTAAACTTGAGAGCAAGTTAGCAGTAGTAGCACCGGCTGGATTTGATGTATCTTTACATTTCACGATTAAATTGCATCGAGTATAGTAATCGCCGCATTCACGAGAATCCCCAAGTTCAACCGTGAATAAATCATCACAAGTGAACTTGCTATTCCCAACTTTAAGAATGCCATTGATAATTTCTTTTACTGCCTGTATTGTATGTTCGTTGGCAGCAACATAAATTTCCGTGCTCGAATTTGAAATGAGATCGATAAACGAATGAATTTTAATAGTGTAAGAGTCTTGTAGTATATTTTTCATATTTTTCAATTGTATTGTTCTTCAATGGTAAATAATCCAGTTAAGTCGGATAATACTTTTGCCGTTTTCTTTCCAAGTTCACTGGTTGGGTCAGTGCATTTAACTAATAAAGAGACATTCCGAGCACTTTCATCACTATAATCTTTCTCGTAGAATTGTTTAGGAGTTAATTTGCTGGGTTCATCGTCGTAGTCTCCATAATTAGTATAATATTCTTTATAATCAATTTCAACGGTGAATAGATCATCACAAGTCAAATCACTCTTTGCCAGCGCAAGGATATTATCAATGATTTCTTTAACGGCTTTTACCGTTTTATCCCCGGCAGCAACATAGATTTCACTGCTTGAATTACTGATAAGATCAATAAATGAGTGAATGTGTAGTGTATATTTATTTTTTAATGTTTGGGTATTCATAATTTTGTTTTTATTTTTTAACCGATATGATGTCTTTCCGCATGTAAATAAGACTCAATCAAATCAAATAATTCATAAGGAATGGCATTGTCCGATTGAGAATTAACAATTATAGAGCCTTTCTTAATGGTTATACCATATGAGAGATATTGTTGAAAGTGTTGATAAATATCATTTAATTTTTCAGTTTTGAATTGAATTTGTCCGTCTTGACCTCGTTCATTCTTTTTGTGATCTTGAATAGAATTACACAATCCCTTCTCAGCATCAACACAATAATCTTCAAATAATTCATTATCTTTTAAGAATTGAACGAATAAATTACCCGTTGCTTGGATTTTTTTAGCCCCAAATCCAGTCCAAATCTCATCTCTCTTATTACAATAATCAGCCCATAAAGAATTGGGTTCGACTTTATAGTTTTTAGGATCGATTTTCTGGACGGCACGAAGTTGAACATAATAAGGATGCGTTTTTCCTAATTCACGTTCTTCTTCTTGAAGTTCTTCAATTTCATTGGGCAAATCATATGAAGAATAACGACCAAATTCATTATATTTTTCATATTCATTTCTTAATACTGGATCATATGAATGATAATCAAATGTATATTTTGATAATTCAATATCACCAAATACATCATCATAATTATATTGAGTGCCAGATAATTCAGAATGAGATGCTAAAAGTTTAGTTAAAATTTCCTTAACGGCATCAATTGATTTTTTTGTATCACAAACAAATAACTCAGAACTCGAATTAGTTATCAAACTAACGAAGCTATGATGATTAATGATTAACAACTGTTTTTTCATATTATTAAGTTTCCGTGAAATATTCGTCAGTATATGTTTTCTCCAATTCATATCTTGATCGATCCCAAATAATCTTGGCAAATTCTTTATATTTAGATTCATTCTTAATATCGTCTTTAATAACAATATCAAGATATCTCCAATGATTTTTCCAATAACGTTCAAATTCAGTCATATTAATTATATTTCGGCTGATATTACTTCAATTCTCGGTGGAAGCGGTGGCAATGATTGCCAATAATCGATTTTCATATTTTTGAAATTGGGATTATCAAATAACCAAATCTGGTGATTTTCGCTAATGACATAATTCGCCATTGCCATGAATAATCCATCCGAAACGAGAATTCGTTCTCCTTCGGGTGGAATATTAGTAGGATATCGTTTCCAATTATCAATCATAGTTCATATAATATCAGATCTTAGATGAAAGTCAAGATTATTCTTGTTTGTAATTTTGATTAATAATTTTAAGTGACCAGAATTTATCTAATACGTTAGAATAGAATGGAATGACTGGTGATATAACAATTCCTTCACCTGCTTTCCCGTTGGGGTATAATTGTTTATCAGCTAAATTTCTAAAATATTCCACCGTATGTATATTTTTATCAAATATGAATCGTTCAAGTAAAGGAACAGTTGGCAATTCCAATTGATTGGACAATTCAACCAATTCATCCCAAGTATAAAGAGTTCGGGTATCTAGATTTTTAATTCGAAATACTCGAATCTGTCTATTTTTTAGACCCATTCTATTGCCATTCATACCAGTGCCGATTGTTTCTGCTTGGATTGCTATATTTTTATTTAAATTAATCAATTTATTTTTAATATCATATTGATTAACCATTTGATATGGAAATCCTTCATTTTCTTTCAATTTTAAACGTCGGCTACAAGCATCGAATTCACCGGTATTATAAATAAAAGTAGTTGATGAGCCGTCTTTTTTCTGAGAAATTATGCATTCCTTACCATCTAATTCAGATAATGCTTCGGGATAACTTAGTAGATTCAATTCATCACTAATAGAAATTAAATTAGATGGGAATCCGCCTTTAGTTTCACCGTTGTTAACAAATGATTCTTGTCTCTCATATTTTAAAATACCAAGTAATTCGGTTAGGTCATATCCGTTATGTAGATCAACTCCTAATTTATCTTTAGGTAAAATTGATAGTGGCATAACTAATCCAGAACTTGGTGATCCCTTGAACTTTGCGTTCCAGACACGGAATTTTTGTCTTTCCATAAACTTGAAAATATCGGTGTTAGGAACGATACTATCAATTTCGATGAAAACAACTAAATCTCCATTTTTATATTCTCCTTTGGGAATGACAACTGGCCACTCATGTATTTTGCCACATTCAAGTCTCAATACTTCAGGATTTGGGTGTGGTTGAATTGAATGAATGGTTTCTATGTATGCTAATTTACTCATAATTTTAATGGATTATACCTTATATTTTCTATTTGTCAAGAAAAAATGAAGTTGATTTTAACTTGACTTCATTTGGGTAATCTGATAAACTTTAACATAATGACTGAAGTAGAACAATTTAAATTGAAACTATCTAAAATTATCAATCCCGATTTGGTTGATAAGTGGATGGAAACTCCAAATCCAGCATTTAGCCATCAATCTCCCATCGAATTAATACTTGACGGAAGAACTGCAATATTGTATGCTATGCTATATGAATTAGAAAGCGGTCAGCCCAATTAACTAATATGAAAAATAAAAACGATTGTGAATTATCAATTATGAGACCCCATTTAAAATATAATATAATTGAACAGTGGCACTCTCTACAGGAAAAATATGATTTTCTATGTCCTTGGTGGAGACACGATAAATGGTATAAGATGAAATGTTTTTTCTTTCCCAAGACTAAATGGATAAGAAAAGCATTGGATAATGGCTGGCATGATTTGGATTATTGTTATACTCAAATTCTATTTGCTGGAATAATTAATTATGTTGAAGGAGAAAAATGTTTTGAAACGATTATGTGGGTAACTCCTCAAGAAAAGAGACATAAAAAGAAAATTGAAGAAATTTATAAATGGGCAAAGACAGGTAGAAAAGAATTACAAGACCAAATTGAAAATGCCTATCCTCCTTTTGAAAGTCCTATTACTTTACCAATGAGATATGCTTCGCCAGAAGATAATAAGAAAACTTATGAAGAATTATATGGAGAAGTAAACCGATTAGAAAAATTGCTGTATGATACTGATAGTGCTTATATGGTATGGCTTGTAAAATTTAGGAACATATTATGGGTTTAATGTGGAAAATGTATTTATAATTTCTAATAATTTAAATCCGTGGTGATGACCTCTACTCCCTCTTAATGTTTTATACAAATTACTAAGATGAAGCCCATTATCTATGGAAAATTGTAATAAATTTGTCGTTATAATAATGTGTGGACTCAAAATTACTTGACATTTTCGACAACTATGGTATATTATCTCTTATGAATACTACTTTAACGCCTTATCACGAATTAAGAGTTCAATCTATTACATATGATTCGAATAATGATAGTTGGAGTGCAGCATACACCATTACCGATTTAGTAAGTAGAACAACTAAAACCGACTATCTTCAATTTGATAGAAATTCATATACCTATAGTTGGGAAGCCAGTGCCAAAGATATCTTTGAACGATTGGTCGAATATCTGAAAAAAGATATTGATAAAAAGTTAAAGAAATCATAAATCATATGCCATTTGATATTAAGGAGTTTCTAACAGAAGATAAAATTATTCATATCAATGAATGGAACTCCGGCACTCATACCAATAAAGAGTTTGTCAGAGTATTAAATGAAATAATGAATTTGATTAATATTAAATTATCAACTCTACCATCAACTAAAAAAATAAGCGAATATAATCCCTATATTTTGATCGAATATCAATTAACTATAGCGTCCCATTCTCCAATCGTAAACGATAATTCCGGATATATTAAAAAATTAATTAAAATTGTCCTAATCGGAAGTGATAAGCGGGCAGGACAAATTAGTGACATTTATTTAAATGGAGGAACCTATCTTGACAATTCATATTTTATAGTAAGAATTGGAATAAATAACGACAAAACGATTAAAGAAATACAATCTAGTATAGACTCATTAAAACCAATGATGAGTCATGAATTAGTCCACGTATTTCAGAATTTATATAATAATTATCAAAAAACTCAAGCATATGTCAACCGACTAAATAAAAATGCACCGATTGATGATACTGGAGAAAAGCATATATTTAATAATCCCGATTACTGGAGTAGTCGGCATGAAATAGAAGCCTATATCACTCAAATAAATGGCGAATTAAAAAATATAAAAAAAGACAATAAAGATATAACATTTAAATCGGCAATTTTAAAAAGCCAAGGATGGAGAGATTTTATGACCCATGTTCCTTTAAATAAAAGAGAAAAAATCCAGAGAAAGATGTTGTCTAAAATAGCACATTATTGGACAAGTCAGTTAAAAGGAAAATTAAACGAAATGCGTAAATTGAATTATAGGGAATATTAAAATAAATTATGAATATTGAAACTGATAAGAATTACTGCATACAAGGACATGTAACTAAATGTCAAATTGAATGTAAAGAAATGCCATTCTTTATTAATAATAGTGGAGATATAGCATTTCGAGAAGCCACTAATGTTGTGATGGATGTATTTGGAAACACGCATAAATATTCATTGGAAATTGTAAAAGGATTGAATGCGGCATATAAAATGGGATATGAAATGGATAGGGTTGAGTGGAAATAAATAATATAAAAGAATAATTATGAGTGTTCAGGACGAAAATAATCATATAATCTATAAATGTAGAAAATGTGGAGTCATCTATCGAGATGATAGTATAGCCCATATATGTCAGGGTAATTGTGCCACTGGTAAACACCGATTGACAATTGAAGAATATGGATGCCTATTATCTTTAATAGGTAAAGGTAGAAGCGAGGACCCTCATACTAGATGTTCGGCGGTTGGAATATCGGATAGTAAACGAATATTGGGTATATCATATAACGGGTTAAAATCAGGAGTTAAAATACCGAAATGGATGTATGAAGAAAAAAATAGGATAGAAAAGGGAGAGATGATGATACATGCCGAAAAAAATCTATTTGCCCTTATAAAAAAAGGAGATTGTAATATTTTATGTATGAATATAAGTCCTTGCGTGAACTGCGGTCAAACAATCGCCGCAAATGATGTAAGAGAAGTTGTATATATTAAAGAATATCATCGATGTGATAAATTTAAAAAACTTTTTAAACTCCACAATATTAAATATCGGGAATTAACGAAAAAAGAAAAACAAAATATTAAGAATTACTTAATAGATATGAATAATTTTTCGGAATTAGAATAATACTCCTTGACTTATACACAAAAATTTGGTAACATTAAACACAATTAAATAACAATAAAAATAAATATGAAATATTCACTAGAACAAATTCAACAAACCCTTGCCGAGCGAAAAATTGAACAACCAAAGATTATTGAAATTATTAAGGATTTGGAACAGGTTGCGATTGAAGAGCAGGAGGAAAAAGAAGCAAATAAGTTGCCGAAGTTGCTCTGGAATTCATTAATTTTTGTTAATGACCCAGAAGGAAAAATTAAAGATGAATTTGAAGGTTGGTGTGTTACCTATAAAGAAGGAACTCCAGCAGAAACCGTCTTGCAGCGTTTGCGGGATGGCGCAAAAACTCAGAACGAATTCACTAAGAAAAAGAAAAATAAGATTACTAATCTCGGAGAATTATTTCAATTGATTAAGCCCAAGTCGTTGAAGGAACATGGGATAAAAATCCGCACGAAGGAATCTGTCCAGACTATACCCATTAATGGTAAGTTATTCTAATCCAATTTTGATTAATATCATATAATCGAGAACGATAAATAAATTAATATACTTGATGGTAAGCCCAAAAGATTTACATTAATGGAGTAAAGGTCAAGAATGAAGGTGGAGAATCGGGAACCCTTCTATTAATCAAGAAATTAAACAAAATATGAAACAATACGATGCACTGCAAAAGTTTTTGGATGAAAATACACCGGAACAATTACGAAAAGAAATAGATTCTAGGATGCCGCTTGTTTGTAATATTAATGGAAAATTAAGATCGGTTGGTTCATTGCCGTGGTATAGAAAAGATAAATTTGGTTGGCCTATTGAAACTGTTAAAGGTAAGCCCATCGATAATTTTATTCGATTTATAATTCACGGCATCATTAGAAAGATTGTATGATAAGACTATTAAAATTTATATTTACGGGTGATTGGCACTTGCATATATGGGAAGATATTGGTGTAGTTGATTGTCGCAATGACGTTGGTGATTGTTGGACACGATACTACTGTAAATGTAAAATTTGCGGTAAACATAGAAAATTCGATTAAAATGAGAAACCCAAAATTCAGAGCATGGGATAGCAAGAATAAGAAATTTCCCTTTATTGGATTCCATGTAATGGGAGAAGTATCTGCATTTGATTTACTTGAACAATATCGTCTGGAAGAATGGGATGATATAAAAATATCGGAATGGACTGGTCTAGTCGATAAAAATGGAGTTGATATCTATGAAGGAGATATAGTTAAATATCAATGGGAATTACATGACCATGACATTGAAGAAACTACGGGCGAAGTATTCTTTGAAGATGGGATATTTTATTTTGATAGAGAAATGAGTTTTGCCACGAATGACAGTAATTTTAGAAAAGACAGTATTGAAGTAGTTGGTAATATATTTGAAAATAAAAATTAAATTAATAATATGAAAAATAAAAATACACTATATTTTATACATAACACTACAATCAAAAATACTAACTTCGATAAATTAGCATTGGACGATACTCGTTTGATGTGGATGGCAGATTTAGTAGTTTCCAACAACGTTAAACTTAAAGATAGACAGCGTGGGCAGGGCGATGTTATCAGTGATAAATCTATTATGGAAGAAATTGCCACATTTGATGGAATAATCATCAGTCGTCCCGACAAAAGAAATAATCAAGACAGACAAGCATCAGAAGAATTTATTCAGTCTCAAGTTAAACGATATATTAATAACCAGAATAATATAGCCGATCCCATTATTGATAGAATTGCTTTAGAATTACACGGATTATATCCTAAATTATCCAAAGAGCATTCGGTTGATTGGGCGTTGGAATTTATTAATACCGATGATAATTGTGAAGAGATATTTAAGAGGATTGACGAATTATTCTTGCCAGTCAACGTTACACGAGAAAATCCCAGACGTTATGTTAGTGAACAAGAAGAAGTATCTTCCGATTTTGAGACGTTCTTCAAGACGGCTTAGTTTGCCACGGCAATTTCTTACCATCTTTTAAATCAGCAACAGTTGCCATTATGGCTTGCTTCATTATCGCTTTCCAAGATTTATAATCAGATTTTTTAAGGGCGTGTAAATCTTCTTTATGGAGCACTCCCAATTTCCTTAATTGAGATAATAAGGCTTCGGGCTTTTTAATATTCAACTCTTGTTTAAGTTGTTCTAAATAGGCAATGGCATGGGCTTGCTGTTCCCAAGGTCTCTTCATATATTTATCTTTATCCGACCAATCGGCTGGCAATTCATAGTCGCCGGATTTTTCTTTCCGCAGAGTATTTTGAATGTAATGAACGAACTCATGGAGGAATGTAACTCCCAAAGTTTTAAAATTTATACTAATTATATTAAATCGTCTATCAAATCCACTTCTCCATATATTGAAATCGGAATGAAGGGCTAAGTTTATCATTATACAATTGTTATCCTTATCATAACGTCCTTTAATTGCCGTTTTTACTTTGAAGTAATATAATATTCTGAAACTAAAATTATCTGATAATTCCAATGACTTGGTTTGTAATAAATCAGTTAACTTTTCACTTTCAATAAAATCAGATCGTTCATATCCATCATCTCCAACATATTTAAATAATGATATGGCATACTTATTCATCGCATTCAGATATTTAGAAATCGCCGCTTTATCGGCAGGATCAATTAAAATAGCACCTTCATTTATTGATGTTTTTTCCGATGCCGGCTCCACATTAATAACTTTTATATCCTTACTACTAAATACGATGTATTGAATTGTCCCGTCACTTCTACTATATATTACCCCATCATATCCATTGCGTTTTAATTCATTTGTTACCCGGTTGATTTCCTGTCTATATTTCAACTTATCACTTCCAACTTGCTGTTGACCTGTCTTATTAACGAAATCCGTTATGCCATTTACATGTAGTGGATGTTTCAATGTTAATTCTGCCGATACGACATAAGTTCCCCATCGGCCAGCATTACTCTTATCACTGACAAAATAATGTCCAGCACCAAAAAATCCGGGGTCGGTTCGTGAGCCTATTTTAGCATCATCAAAGTTATTAAATTTAGTATCGGTTCCGTGATAGGCAACAATCATATGATTATAAATATAACAAAAAAGAGCCATTTAAGGCTCTTATTATATTTAATATTTGATCATTCTGGTCGCAAATAATGTCGCTCGACATCCCACCACTCATTCATTACTTTTCTATTTTTAGCCGACATTTTTACTCGTTCCAATCCAACTTCCATAATTTGAATGAATTGTTCTAAATATTCGGCTGGCACATTAACCGATACGTCTTTTAATAGTATATGATGCTTATTCATAATTTTAATTTCCCATTTCGTCTCTATCCCATCGGTATTGTAATTGAGGATTAACTATATGAGGGCATCGTTTAGAGATTTTAGGAATTTCATTACGATGCCATCCATTATCAATATCAGGAATTACATTATCATATCCACCAGTTCCAAATTTTGGATGTTCACATGTCGGGAGAGTGCAATTACCGTCATTCATTCGACGGTAATAGGGGGGCAATCATGACAATCGTCGATTTCTTTGCTAATAGGTTCAAATGTTCTGATTACATTAATTTTCATAGTTTTTAATAATAATTTCTTGTCCCGTATTTGATGTTTTATTTTTTGCTACTTTATTATAGTTAAAATTTAAATTAACAACGGTAAACCCGTCAAATATCAATTGCGAAATAACATCAGATTGGGGAATTCCTTTATGATTTCCTAGTATACCCGATAAACAAAATGACCCACCCGCTTCATGGATTTGACGAATATAGATATATAATTTCTTTTCATGTTCCCTCGACCAATACGAATTATATCCGGCAATTGTATTAAAATATGGTGGATCGATATAATACATAGAGTTCTTAGCATTATTTCCTAGTAACTCATAAAACTCAACTGATTTATATTTGATTTTATTTTTAAATGGATTTACATGAACGATGAAGTTATCGACTTTCTCTTGTGTTTTAGAATTGAAAGTCCTTTTACCAAATGTCTGGTTAAACTTAAATGATTTATTAAAACGAAGCATATTATTGGTGCAGCAAAGCATCAATGCAAATAACTTACAAGGTGCCGGGAATCGATTATAATCGTCTCGTAAAGCATTATATGCTATCTGATTATCCTTCGGAACACAGCAAGCAATTACATCTCGTATAAATAAATCATCATTTTCACCGAGTAATTGGTGACATCCCACCAAATCTTTAATAATATCATTAACAATGATGGTATCATATTTATCAATTACATTGGCATATACTGATCCACCACCAGTAAATACATCAACAAACGTTTTCTTAGAATAATCGAGGTAAGGTAATAGTTGCGGTAATAGTTTGAACTTACTGCCGGTGTAGTTAAATGGAGAATTTACTAAGTTCATATTATTGATTGAATGGGTTAAACTCTTCTTCTACTTGTTTAGTCGTAACCGGAATTCCTAGTTTTTTGCGATTAATAAATGCCCGGATCATAGTTTCTAACCGTTCCACTATCTTAGTATCGTCCGAAAAATCTCTAATTCCACATAACCACTTAGCAATGTCGTGACTCTCTTGGTCGCTGTATTTTCCTGCTTGTATGATTAGATTGTATCTTTCGGTTACGCTCATAGTTAAGATTATAGCCCGTTTACTGTGAAAGTCAAGATTTAATCTTATGGAAGCGAGAAGGTTTACTTTCTCCAAATATTTCTCTTAATAAGCGTTCTTCTTTGGAAGTGTTATATTTACAATTCAGGTTATCTAATTGATCTTGAATTCGTTTAGCATCAATGCAATATTTACAATTCTTAATGATAGTCCACGTTTGAGTGTTAGGATGCCATAGGAGAAATTTATCCTTGATAAAGATATGCCCTCGTCGGCATTTTCTTGGTGATCTTTGATAACGAACCATAATTAGCAGAGTTCTATTATCCCTACATTATGTTTTCCAAATTCTAATACAATTGCGTCAATATTAGGAAGAGCGTGTTCTTTTGTTAATACTAGTTTAAAATCTGTAACTGGCTTACGATTAATTTTAATTCCATTATTTTTTATTGCTTTTCGACCTTCTCCATTACTTTCACACAATCCACATCGAATCAGAGCATCAAGAATTCCTATTGAATGTTCTCTTCCCATTACTATTTGACTACTTCCAAATATAGTCATTGTAGTTCCATATTGCGGCCATAAAACACACTCATTCCATTTATCTGGTGGCAATTCCGATACCATTATACACTTATCGGTAACTGACATCTTACATTGGAATATACTTGACATATCAGTGAAAAATTGGTGAACGAGTTCAGATTCCATATAAAATAATAAGTCGGTTTGCTTCGGTTTATAACTAATATAAATATACTTAAAGAGTTTTGATTCTTTAATTTTGACTCTTAAACTTTGATGATAAAGAGGGTTTAAATTTGAGACACGTAAAACGTGCTAGTCTTTCCCTTTGTCATTATAATTTAGTATCATACGTAAGTATGAAGGAGTATAAATTACACTAATTATTCTACTTCCACAAACCGACTTAAATTGTTTAGATATTAGTCGACGAATTATATTGGTCCACCAAATCTTGATTTTGATTGATTTCCAATTGAAGATTAGCAACCAGTTCATCCGCCTTCTCTTGAGTGATAAATGAATCCCAAGTATATGTAATTCGTTCTTGATTACCATAGGTCGGTTCAACTTCTGTTCCGGCTTTCTTGGGAAGACTGTTAATAAATGCAATTCTCGACTTCAATTCGGACATTTTTTCTAGAACAGGATAAATACCGATATTGGCAATGGTAATTTTACCCTTCAATTCACCGAGGTCATTCGATGTATTGACGATTTTGTCCCAAACTTCTTGGCGATTTACCGTTGATACACTATCACTTTTCCGAGCATTTTCCCGTTGGAGAATTGCTTGGAGTCGGACAAGTTCACCGGCCAATACGAGACTTTTGTTTGAGTGCAGAATTTAATGTCATAATTATTTTATTATTGGTGTTTTAGTTAAAGAAAAATGCAAATGTATGCTTAATCACCGACACATTTAATTGTTGGCAAATTAGCCATTTAACAATAGCAATGGGAGTAAATGCCCAATCCATAATTGACCAGAATAGAGGCCAGTTACTATTGGCGGCAACGTTGATATTATAGCCAACCATTCCGGTGGCTACACAGAATACGCAATAAATGAGAGATGATAGTGATTTCATAATTGAGAGTATAACAGATTTTAGATAATTTGTCAAGTAAAATAAAAAATTCCCACCGATTTCTCAGTGGGAGGTTATATTAATTTTCTGTTTACTTCTTCATGCCGAGGATGCCACCGATTCCATCAAATATTCCATTCG